AGTTGGTGCAGGTATAACTCGAGGAGCATTAAGTTAATGGCGGGCGAGGATTTATTGGCGAGCCTACTTGCCAATTCATATACAGGCGGAGAGACAGGCTGGGGAATAGCGGCGCAAGGTGTATCGAGCGCACTTCCTGCATTGGTCGATCCTTACGGCTCGCCAGGTCGTAATTTTGCCACGGTATTAGGCGGAGCATTGGTCGCCGGTCTTTTGGGATATCAGGCACGACAAGCGGCCGACGAAAGAAACGCAGCCTCAGCCAGTTATCTCACCGAGCTATTGAGTCCGACTATCACACCGGAGAGGCGATCTCAGATTTTGCAGGCAGAGCCACGACTCGCGGGCGCATCGCGATACATGGCGATCAACCAAATGCAGCAGCAGCTTGAGGACGAAAAACTTCGACGCCAGGAAGGAATTAAGGCGGAAATAGAATCAAAACGAAAGGCGGCCGAGGATCTAGGTATCTCGATTAGTGAATACGACACAATGCGAGCGGCAGGCACGGCAGCAGCGCAAGAGGCGGGGACAAGTTCGGAGTTCCTTGGCACTAAAGCGGAAGGCGAATTGAAGTCAATTCAAGACAACCTAACCAAATCCGACGCATACAAAAACTATCAGTACAGCAAGGGCGTCGTTCAAAGACTGGCGCAAGGCGTAATGAAAACCGACGCCGTGTCCGATGTTGAGTTCGCCAAGGGCGCTGTCCAGGCAATCGAGCCAGCTTTGGCAGTAAACGAGGGCGAGGTCCGTGCTATTATGGGCAGCCCGAGCATACCGGAGCAGTTCAAGGCTTTGATGGCAAACGCAGCCGAGGGCAAAGGGAAACTCAGTCCGCAAATCAGAGCGCAAATCCTTGGAATTGCGCGAAACGCCTATAACTCGTACGCCAATCAATATCAGCAGGTGATCAACTTTGCCGAGAACGAAGCGTTGACTCGCACACGACGTGCAGACCGTGCCGATGTTATTCGCCAACGCATTTCACCGCTCGGGCCAGCGCAAGCATACGAAGACGTCGTGCAGAAGTGGTTTAGAGTTCCAGGCGTTGAGGATCTAGGCGACGCAAGTGCTTCTCAGATACTCGACAAGCTTGCCAGTGGGGAGCTGAGTCCAGAAAGAATTATTTCGGCGCTATCGAGCCAACAGCAGGCGCCGGCGGCAGTTCCGTCAGCACAATCCGCTCAAATGCCACAGGCGGCGATGTCGCCTACACCACAACCGACTAAGCAAAAGGAGGTGATCCCGTTAGTATCAGCTACGCCGGAGAGCAAGCTTGTGAAAGCGATGACACCGACAGCAACGGCGACTCCGGCAGCCGTGGTCGGCGCGACAGCGGCACCAGCGCCAACAACCCAAACGGTTGTCGTTCCGGTTGCACAGCCTACAGCGGCTCCAGCGGCGACAGCACAGCCAGCGGCGGCAGCGTTAGCGATTGCAGAAGCTAAACTTCGAATCAAGGCGTTACAGCAGGTCGGCCGCAAAAACTGGAGCGACGCTCAAGAACGCGAGTATGCAGCTTTGTATCAGTTAGTGAGATAGCGATGGCCGACGAGGATATCAGCAGCATACTTGCCGAGCTTGGACCACCAACAAAAGAGGCCGAGCTTGCCGTTACCGGCGGAGGTGTTTACACCGGTGCAGGCGCTCCTCAAGCCTATTCAAGCTACGGTCCAACGAGCGACGCAGTCATGGGCTTGTCACGCAGCTATCTATCGGGCCTAACATTAGGGCAGTGGCCGAAGTTCGAGGCAGGTGTTTTACAACCGGCAGCAGAGACGGTCGGATCTCTTTTTGGCGCACAATATCCAGAAACTACATATGCGCAACGTTTGAAAGACATCGAGACAGCGCAAGCTGCTTTCGGAGCGCAAGCGCCGGTCGCGTCGACCGTTACCGAAGTTGTTCCAGGAATGATCGTAAACCCCCTCGGTATATTAGGCGTAGTCGCAAAGGGTAAAACGGCAGCGACGGCGGCGGAAAACTTGCCGACGCTTTACAAGGCTTTGACCGAGGGAGCAAAAACAGCAAAAGCAACAGAGAAGGCGCTCGACGTCGTAAAGGCGGCAGAGAAGGCAATTCAAACGGTCCCGGGTGGAATAATTACCGCAAAAGGGCTTGCATCCGTTCCAGGTCAAGCTTTTGTTGAGGGCGCGTTGCGAGCGAAAGAGGATCAGAGCGCTCTTGTCGAGGGATTAAAATCCGGAGCGTTTGGAACGGCAGGGTCGGTGGTCAGCAACGTTGCAGGGCGAGGACTCAGTCGCCTTGCAAACGAAAGCGACCGTTTGAAGTTAAGTGCTTATGGTTTTCGTCCGATGGACGTGGGGCGCAGCCTCAAAGGAGCCGAGGCAAAGGGCGTCAAAATAACCGATGCCGATCAGGCGCCAATTCTGAAAAATATAAAACAATTTGAAAAAGACGGCATCATCGACAATGAGGCGGAAGCTCTTGGCAACGCTACGCGATTGGGGCAATTTCAAAACGCCTTAAACAATGAGCTGGAAGTAAGGCTTTCACAAGCAAACACCATTGTTCCGCCGATTGCTGATTTTAATCGCTCAAACTCCGATGCGTTTTTGTCGAAATTATCCGGTGATGCAAAAGACGAAGCAAAGAAAATTATTGAAAAAGAGCGCTCGGCAATTATCAACCAAATGAATGAGGCCGAAGGCGGATCTATTATGGATCTTCAACGTGCTAAAGTTGGCTTGAATTACGTTTGGAGCAACAAACCTTACGCCGAAGACGTGCGAAAAGCGATTCGGGCCGACCTTCGACAAGAGATTGAAAACAGAATTGCGCTTGCCGAAGTAGGCGGTGGAATACAAAAGGGGACAGCGGCCGAGATTAAGGAAATCAATCGGGTGTGGGGCGACGCAGCCGATTTGAAAAGCGATTTCGGAAAGATTGCTTTTAAGGACCTCGGAGCTGACGTCGTCGAGGACGCTTTCAATTCAATGCGAACGTCGGGAGGGACCGGCACGCTAAACATAATGAGCGGCGTTACTGGCAATCCGCTGCCAGCGGTTATTGGGCAGATCCTAAACGCAGCGCGAACGTCAGAAGGAAAGCAGTTTTTAAGCGATATCACAGCCGATCCAGCGTTGCAAAAATACGCCGCACAGGCGGGCGAATTGCTTCAGGAGTATGGGCGTGGTCGAGGCTTTGCGATTGCGGGCGCTTTACAGTCTCAGCGAGCGGCAGACAAGGAGCGAAAGGCCGAAACCGTCCAGGACACTATTATTCAAAAGCTTGGAGCATTGAGCGACAAGAGCACCGACAAGGAGATCCTTGATGCGCTCCGTGGTATCGCAAAGGAGCAGAAACAACAGTCGAAAACGACGGCGCCAGAGCTACAGCGCACCAGTGGGGAGCCAGCCGACGTCCAGAAGCTTATCCTCGACCAAGACGCTATAACGCAGGCGATTATCAGCGCCGAGAGCAAAGGTAATCCAAAAGCAAAAAGCGCAAAAGATGCGGTCGGCTTGATGCAGCTTGTGAAAGGCACAGCAAGCGACTTAGGCGTTGCGGACAGAACGGACCCAGCCGAAAACGTGCGAGGCGGGAAACAATACTATCAACAACTTTTGTCAAAGTACGACGGCGACAAGAGTTTGGCGTTGGCGGCGTATAACTGGGGTATGGGCAACGTCGACAAGGCTTTGGCAAAAGTAAAGCGCAGCAATCGGACGCCAACCTACGACAACGTGATCAAGTATGCGGCGGTCCCGTCAGAAACCGTCAACTATGTTGACTACGTGTTGAAGCAGGAAAAGAAAATTACCGCAGATCCTCAAAAGTATTGGAACGATATATTTAAACGCAGAAAACAGGTGGAGGCTTAGGTTATGCCATGGACGGGTGGAGTATTCAACAGAGCAAACGGACCGACGGGATGGCAGGATGACGCAGCCGCATCGATAGGAATTGAGGCCGACCGGCACGATACGCAAGACAACGATTTCCGCAACGGAATAAACAACACGCTAACCAAGGACGGAACAAACACGCCGACAGCAAACCTTAACTTTGGCGGATTTAAAATCACCAGCTTGGGCAACGGCACAGCATCCGGCGATGCGATTAACTATACACAGATCACCAACGGCGCTCCTCTTGGTGTCGATTACGCAAACAGTCGAGTAGGCATCGGCACAGCGGCGCCGACTTATATTGCCGATGTAAGTCGAAATGCAAACGATGCAAATTCGCGAGTTAGGATTTCAAACACGAGCAACGGAGCGGCAGCGCAGAGCGGATTTCAAATTGCTAACGATACCGGCACCGGATCTCTCCTGATGAACAGCTCCGGCAATTCGACCGGCGGCGGAGCAAACTCGCTGAACATAGTTCAGAGTGGGAACGCTCCCGTTCACGTTTGGACCAACGGTACTATCAAGCAAACCATTCTCGGAGCAAACGGATTTGTTGGTTTTAACGAAACAAGTCCAGGCGTGTTAGTCGATGCAGTTCGATCGGCCAATGATGCGTTGACAGCAGTTCGAGCGCGAAATGCCAACACGGGATCTTCAACCTATTCATCTTTTACGCTTGGAAACAACACAAACGCAAGCGGCGCCTCAGTTCGACTAAACAGCAGCGCAAATACATCTTTGGGTGGCGCAAATTCTCTCAACGTGGTGAACAGCTTAAACGCTCCGTTAACGCTTTGCACCAATGGAACGGTGCGGGTTACAGTTCAAAACGACGGTGATTTTCAAATTAACAGCGGAGTTCTTCTTGTAAACACCGCATCACAGTTGGCGGTCGGCGCTCGATTAAGTGTTTTTGGTAGTGGCACTACAAGCGGAACGTTCAATTTAATATGTCAAGACTCAGCTTCAACGAATTTGTTTTACGTTCGAGACGACGGATTGATCAACGGAGGACTTTCAACCGCATCACCTTATAACAACACAACAGGCGGAGCCGCTAACTGTAACATTACAAGCGGTGGAAGCTTTGCGCGATCTACTTCGTCTTTGCGTTATAAAAAGAACATCACAAACTATGCAAAAGGACTTTTAGAGTTGTGCTCGTTGCGTCCCGTCAGTTACGAAACATATACCGATGGCGATGTGCAATATGCGGGATTTATAGCGGAAGAAGTGGATGCGGTTGGACTTTCGGAGTTTGTTGTTTACGATAGCGAAAATCGTCCCGATGCGTTGCATTACGGGAATATGACGGCGCTCCTCGTGGCAGCCGTCAAGGAATTGGCAACAAAAGTCGAGACACTCGAGGCACGCGTTGCGGCGCTTGAGGCATGAAACGTCTTCAGTTAGTGCGCATTTCCGATTACAACGGAGCGACTTTTGGCGTGCTACTATGCGACAAGCGACCCATAGCGTTAACGCTTGAGGATTCTTGGCGCAACAACGAAAAGATGGTCTCGTGTATTCCACCAGGCAAATACGCAATTAAACGGCATAACAGCCCGAAGTTTGGGGAGGTTTTTTTAGTAGTCAACGTCCCTGGTCGATCTCATATACTGATTCACGCCGGCAACACGCATCACGACACGCACGGGTGTATTTTGCTTGGGCTACGATTTGGACCGATAGGAACAGAATGGGGCGTTCTGCAAAGTCGAGAAGCGATGCAGCTATTTATGACGTGCTTAAAGGGCCACGACGCGGCAAGCTTGGAGATTTCTTTGGTATGAGCGATCCAACAAACTTTCCCTATTGGTTGGACCTACTTATTAAAGCGGCAATCGGTGTTGTGATTTCGCTCGTGGGCATCGACTATCGTTCGGTTAAAAATAGCCTCGTTGAGTTAGAGCGGGCAAAATACACGCTATCAACCGACGTGCAGATCATACAGTCAAACCTGAATCACCTCCGAGACTCAATGCAAAACATCGACAAGAAACTCGACAAGGCGCTCGACAAGTGAGAGCGCTTTTTGTTGTGTTGCTGTTTGCTCAGTGTGCACACGCCGAGGCGGGCTTGAGTTATCTTGGACTATGTTCGCCGTCCTGGAATTGCTCCGAAAGCTTGCGGGCGTTTAACGGTCGGGATCGTATTGTCACGGGATGGCTGGAAAACACGTTTGCAAAAGATTGCAAATGCGGCGAGCGGATACTCAAAAGCGAGCGGGCAAAAACGATACGGGTGAACATTGTAAACTCACCGTGTCTCAGAAACCGGCGTTGCGGCAAGTACGAAGTATTTTCAGGGGAGACTATCACCAGCGCAAATCGGAAGGTGGCACGTCGAGATAAAAAACTTTTAGGCAAGTATCGCGCCGTGCTGATGCGATTCAGGAATCGACTAAACCGAGCAAAGGGAGAGGTGGCCTGCTATGTTGCGCCGTGTTTGGAGTGTGATCTCGGAGCCTCGGCTCGAAGGGTGTTGCTCAATCTTGTCCGTCGTCGTCTTCCTGGTTGCGTGCCTGTGGATAGCGTTATCGGCGGTCGGTGTCTTGCGGGAACCGTTTGCGAGCGACACGGACCAAATCCTCGTCTTGCTGCGCCGTGTATAGCCGATTTAGACGGAATCAACGGGAACGCCGTGAATCTTGAGCAGTTCGGGCGGCGGGTATCAACCTGCGATGTTCGCTATTACTGGGAGCCATCGTACAACTGTATCCGAAGCAATTTTTTTGTTGACCCACGATCAAGGGATTGTCGATACTCGAAAGAAACCTATCGTCGAGCGAAGAGGAAACTATGCAGCTTATCTTTGGATCAATCGTCCGGCACTTGCTAACCCTGTTCGCAGGCGGTCTCATTTCAATCGGAATCAACGAGAGCGATACCGCAAACTTGGTCACGGCAGTCGAGCCGGTCTTAACCGGAGCGGCACTGTACGGAGCGGCGCAAGTATGGTCGCTAGTCGATAAAAAAAAGTCACGTTAGGAGTTGGCGTTTTGTCTCGCGAGCCATTGAACGCAGATCGGCTTGGTCTAAAGTTTTTGGATGAATTGAGCGTCGAAAACGCTTGCGGTACAGCTCAACGAGAGGGGCCAATTCAGGCGATGAAGCGTAGACGTCGAGAGCAGCTTTGTGGGCGGCTTCACACTTTTGACGAATCGAGTCGCAAAGTCCCGTGCCTGAAGCGAATACGTTTTCGCCGATCCATTCGAGATTGAAAGGCTCGGCTACGGGATAAAACAGAAACCACTCAAGCGCTCGGAGTTCTCTAATCATCGCAACTTCCGTTGTGTTTGACTTGCGTTTGACCTTTGTACCTTGTTCGTTGATCAGGCGCTTGCAGTACCACTCAGCGAAATTGCTGAAATCGTGGACGGCCATGTAAACAACTTGAACCCATAAAAGGTATTCCGGTTGAACGTCTCGGGGCAGTTCGATATCAATCGACCATTCGCCGTTGAATGAGTTTTTAAGATTGTAAGGCAAGGTAATTCTCCAACGTTTGAATTGCTTCCGATGCAGAGTAGCATACAACGGCGAGGCATCCGTTTGCGTTCAACTGCTCGATGACTCGTTTTTGCTTTTCGCTCGGCTTGTTAGGCTTAATCTTCAGCTCGATATAAAGAGCGGCATACTTGCCAGAGGGAATTGGAACGCAGATGTCGGGAACCCCAGCGAGCACGCCAGCTTTTTGCATCGTCATGCGGCGTTGTATACTTGATTTTCCCTCGTTGGGCGTATGATACGCCACAGACAATCGAGGATCTTGATTGGCACGGAGGCGGCAGAAGTCGAAGAAGGCGACCATTTCGCGCTCCTCCGGTCCCTGTTTGTAGGTCCGATTGCGATATGCGTTCCATGCTTGCTTAATAGTGGTGCTCATCCGTATCCGCTACCGACCATCGAGAAGAATCCTCAGCCTGCCAAACGGTATCGAGAGTCCGGTACTTTCGGTCTCCTGGACGAGGATCGTTTCCGACGTAATAGGCATCGGCAAAGGCGACTCGATTGGTTGGCAGAGCGGCGACTTGTCCGTTGGCCAGCAGTATGACATGAGCGCATTTGTTTTGCTCGGGAATTGACAGCCAGCCAGAGCGGTCATCGCTATCAGCCAGCCAGTCAATCGTAAACCAATAAACACCTTGCACCGTCTCTCTATTTCGCAGCGTTGCGACGCATTGATGATCTCGCAGAAAATCGAAGCACGTCACGACCGGTTTAAATGAAAAACAATCCCATAACTGCAACTGCTCGAGGTCGTGAATGTCTTGAGGTTTATACTCCTCTATGGGAGTTGTCCACAGGAAATGCACAGGCACGTGGCGAAAGTGGGCTCCGCTCTTAAACAGAACGTGAAACTGGAGGGCGCGTCCACGATACGATTGTATCGCAAACGCAACTCCCTCTTCAAACCCCGTCCCGTCGGCGATTATATGCTGCCTAGGAACATAAACCTTTTTTGGCGGAATGTCGGCGTTCATTTCTTTTTCTTTTTCTTCTCAGCACCGGTTATTTTGCCAGCGTTAATAGATGCGTAAAACACTTGTTCGCCTTTGTCCTTGCCATACTCTTTCTCGAGCGCAGCTCTTATCTTTTGTCCCTTTTTAGTCAGCGGCATGATTTTCCTCCTTGTTGTCGTTTTCAAATCGTAGGCGGTCCAGCGGCATCCAAACCGGCCGGTGGTCCCACTCGACGACTGCACCGGCGATTTCTTCTATGGCCATCCAGCCGCAGAAAAATACTGGTACCCAGATATCTTCGCTCAAATTTTTACAAGCTTGCATCCTAATTTTGTACATGCAGTCCTCCGTTAAAAAGGTATGTCGTCGTCGTCAAAAGGAACGCCACCGTCGAACCCAGCTTTCGGCACCGCTATATCGACTCCCAGGACCGACACAGTACGGATCTCGCCTCGAGGCGTATCGAATGTCCGCAAAAAGTCAATCGCCTTTGTCAGGCAGTGAGACAGATCCTCGAGATCGCGCAGGTAGTAGTACCGGCTATCCTTGTACTCTCCCGTAGTCTTGTCCTTGTACCGTTTTGAAATACTCGCCGAATGCCTTCCGTCGTCTCCCCAGATTGTAACCTTGACGCCTGTGCTTTCTCCTCTAAACTCGTGTTTTGGTTTTCCCATGTTATTCCCTCATAAACTCGTCAATCGCATCACGGTCCCGAAACGCCAAGGGCGCTCGAAACAACTGGACGCCGTTACGGTTATAGTCCAACACCTCCACCGCACTACAGTCCGCCAGAGCATCCAGGATGGCCAAGGCGAGGCTTTCGGCGGTCAGTTCGTAGTTGGCCTCAACCAGCTCTTTCAGCTCCGTGGCGGTCGCTATAGCGTGCGTGTAGTCGTGAGGAACCCGTCGCCAGATCCGCACGTCCCATTTTCCGGTCGAAACCCGCTCGACCCGTCTCACCATTACGTCAAATCTACAGATCATCGCTTTGAACCCTCCGAAACTCAAAGAAACCAATATGCTCAGGGTATTTCAGGACGAAAACCCGTGCATAATACGGAGCAAACGTATTGTTAACTTTCCAGTCCTTGCCTCCCTCGACCGTCGTGTCCCATCGTATACGCTCCAGGATTGCATTTGCGCCAGCCGTTTTTTTGCGTGCTATGAGGTCCAACGTCATCGCCTCAAACGCCTTCCACACGTCCGGATTTTCCGCATACTGATTCAGAAACCGAGCCACCTTTTCGGGCTCGTATCCCCACTCGACCAGGTACCGCTCGACCTCCGACCGACTCAACTTACGTTTTACAATTTCACTCATATACCTACCATCCTCCGCATACTTACCACGTAACTGAAAATTATTTTCACAAATCTACACTTTTCCCCTCTTGACAACCATTTTGCGACCACGCTAGATCACTCGTATTGGCTGTCAATCCTAGATCGGATTGACGATCCGAACCGCGAGTAAAGTGCTTTCCTCGATAGTCGTTGTCTTTCCTCCTCAATATAAAATTAAAAAAAGCTTGCTTGTTACAACTTGCGACGACAATCGCATAGCCGACTGCACAAGGCGTGCGCCGTCGCACGAGCGTGTATCTACGCATCGGGAGGAGTTATTAGACTGACGTGATCCTCGTCGATTTGTAGTGCGAGATGCCGACATACGACCGCCATCCCCATTTTGAAACCGGCGAGAAACTCCTCCGGATTTTGATGCGTATCGTCGTCGTCCAGCATCGTGACTTTTGTTTCCCCAGCCGCACATTCAACAGCAGCTCGGAACATCCAAAACGCTCCCGATACGAAAGCATCCTCAACTCCCTCCTGGCATTCGAAACCGTGACTATCCGGATTCTCCTTGTAATAGTCTAACGCTGTTTTTCTAATCTTTTTCATTTTAGACCCCTTAAAACTAAGTAACTTTCCAGCATGTCCAAGTAAACTTCGTTCGCAGACGTGCCGGTCTTTTTGGCAAGTTCCTGCAACGCCTTGTCATTTTTCCCTCCTATATGTTTGGAAAATCATCTTGTTTACCTTCTTCGATTGCTTCTTCCGGTACGATGCACTGGGTAAGTTTTTTCAGCCTAATACGCGACCGCCAGAAGTTATCTCGCACACGCTCGGCGAGATTGTGCGTCAAGTAGGCTTCGGCCTTTTCCTTCGCCTCTCCCTCGAGCGCTCCTGTATCGTAAAAGGTCGTGAGCTGGGCAATATGGTCGCTCCCCTTACGTGTGGGCGCTTTTGGTGCAGCGGCAATCGCGTCGGCTATAGTCACAGCCTCCCGCACATAGCCGTTTGCTTTCGCCTCAGTGTGGACCTCCTCCGGCTCCGTCGTGCGGCAGTCTTCAAAAATCTCGACCGTTTTCCCTTCGAACCTTGGCGGTTGGTATTCAGCCGGCATTTCCTCAGCGGTATACAAACCGTTTAATTGACTCGGGAAGGCTTTCCGAAGCGCTATCGACTCAGCGACCTTCTTAATCATGATGCGAGGAGCGCTCGTCCACATTCCGCGAGGCTTTTTGTAATCAGCGAGGAGCGCTTCTCCTTCCTGTGGTATGCGTCGATCTTTGCGGTATACACGGCACCAAGCGCCGATAAAACTGCCGTCCGGTACGCTCTTGACCCATTCGCCGGTAGCCGAAATCATGCCAGTCTCAGCGCCGTCAAACTCGGGAAAAGAGTTAGCGAGCGTCCAGAAACCGTTGATGCCTGTCATCATTTGCAGGCGGCCGGATTGTTGATCTTTGATAAACCAAATCTCCTTCTTGAACGGGTTTAACCCCGTGCTCTTGCAGAATTGAACAAACATCTCAAACTCTGCCACGGTCGCTCCGACTGCTACGGTATTACGCAGCGTCGTCAAAAGTTCCTGCGAGCTATAGTCGATTGTCGTTAGTGCGTTAGTCATTGTTTCCTCCTAAGGTTTTTGACATTTTATTTTGTAAATCTTGATCTACTCGTACCGCATACCCCAGGGCCAGAGCCGTTGAGATAGCCTTGCGATAGGTCGAAAACGTTGGGTACACGTCGGAAAAAGTTCCGTGCGGATAGTCCGCTTGAGGGTGTTTCCAATATGCCGTTCCCGACTTGGTTGTCGTTACCTCCACGATCCGCTGGTCGGCTTGGTATGCGTTTGCTGGGTATATTTTTGTTTGCATGGTGGTCTCCTTTGCTTATACGGTTGCAGTTTTGGTGGAGGCTTGTGCCGCTCGTGACGCTTTGATTGCTTGGGCTTTTGTCATGTAGTCTAACGAGCCGTCAGCCAAAAGTATGGCGTAATCGGGGAAGCCTTTATTGCCACGAAAATCTTTTTATCCGTGCATGATAATGTCGCCGGCGTTAGCCTCAATCTCTAACAAGCCTTCCTCGCCAGGCGTTCCGAGCCAAATGCCCCACTCGATAACTTTGCCGTCCGAGTTGGCGATCCGTGCAATATACGGGCGGCCGTATCTTTTTTCGTTGTATGCGTGTGTCTTTATTGATTGCTTCATAACTATCTCCAAAACGCTTAATTGCGTATTGTGAAAATACACAATAGCCGGACGATGCGCAAGCAATTATTGCAAAAAAGCGCATCATGACGTAAAATAATTGAATGAGACGTGAACCCCTCCCGATTATTGTGCGGAAACATTTAGGCGTGACCCAGTATAAGTTAGCGAAACTTATGGGGAAAAGTCCGAGTACTTATCGGGCAACGGCGATGCACGCAAAGAAAATGTCGTTGTCGGATCTTGCTCGTTTGCGAAAAGTCGGAGGGTATTCTTGGCAAGCTTTTGGGGCTCTTATCGATGCGCAGGCGGGGTCGGATGACTAAAACACCTGAAGAGTTGGCAGAGGACTGGATTATTAAAGAAGTAAGCCCTCATACTGCTGAAAGACTAGCTAAAAAAGCATTTTTAGCGGGTTGGAAAGCTGGCTATGGAAAAGGTTTTCATCAAGGAACCAATACAAATTGGGAATCTATTATGAGTCAGGTTTACAAACAAATAGGATATGACGATGAAAACACCTGATGAGTTGGCGAGAGATTATTGCGATCCTATTTTATCCGATGAATACGCAAAGGCTATAGGTCGAGAGGATTGGATTGGCACTAAATGTGTTTGGGTTGGCGAAGGTCATGAAATGTATAAAGCCTTTCTTGCTGGCTACCAAGCCGCAGCGCCGCAGTGGATTAGCGTGGAGGATAGGCTGCCGGAGATAGGCAATCGAAGGAGCAAAGATGTATTGATTTTGGATGAGTATGGAGAAATGAGTGTTGAGCCATTTGAAATAATTAACAATGAAATTGTAGTTGAATGGGGGGAGGCTGGTGCACGTCCATTATCCGATTTTACCCATTGGATGCCATTACCTGAGCCGCCGAAGGAGGAAGGATGGACATAGTTGAGGCAGATATCAATTCGGTTATTCCTTACGCTTTTAACAACCGCAAACATGGCGCCGTGCAGGTCGAGCGGATTGCAAACTCAATTCAATCGTTCGGATTTAACCAGCCGATAGTTGTCGACGAAGGGAGCGTGATACTGGTAGGGCATGGGCGACTTGAGGCGGCAAAACGTTTGGGATTAAAAACCGTCCCCGTGTTGCGCATTGAAAACCTCACGCCGACGCAAAAAAAAGCGTATCGCATACTCGACAACAAACTACAAAACGATTCCGAATGGGATTTTGATTCGCTACGGATTGAGCTTGCCGAGCTTGAAGAGGCCGATTTTGATTTGGACGAATGGGGATTAAATGATTTAACAAGCTTGTTTGAAAAGGAAACCGAAGCGGTTGAAGACGATGATTTTGAGTCGCAAATTGCGGAAGAACCGTACATTAAAGCAGGCGATTTGATTACATTGGGCAGCCATCGATTATTGTGTGGCGACTCGACAAAGGCCGAGGAAGTGGCGCGGCTGATGGATGGGGCGAAGGCGGATATGATTCTCACCGACCCGCCGTACGGAGTCTCTTATGTCGGCAAGACCAAGGACGCCCTCAAGATTGAGAACGACGCGCTTGGCGAGGATGATCTGACGGCCTTGGCGGTCGCGGCTTTTGACAACGCCGAGGCAACCTGCCGTTCCGGTGCGTACTGGTATGCAACGGTCCCGCCGGGACCGTTGCATATTCTTTTTGCCGACGATTGGAAGCGGCGAGGAATCCTGCGGCAGATCATGGTGTGGGCGAAGGATTCAATGGTGCTCGGCCATAGTGAGTACCACTACCAGCACGAGCCGATCCTGTTCGGATGGATTCCAGGCGACCGCCATAAGAACTCTGATCGCACGCGGACAACGCTTTGGCAGTACGACAGGCCAAAAGCAAACCGAGAGCATCCGACCATGAAGCCAGTTGCCCTGTGGGCGCAGGCCGTGACTGACGGCTCGCGGCAGGATGACATCGTGTACGATCCGTTTCTCGGCTCCGGCACTACCCTAATCGCCGCCGAGCAACTGGGCCGAAAGTGCTACGGCATGGAGATCAGCCCGCAGTATTGTCAGGTAGTAGTTGAACGATACAAAAATTATTGCAAAACAGCGGGCAAAAAGTTCGAGTGTACTATCAACGGAGAGGTGATCGATGAAGCGTGGACGGAAACCGAGGCAGCTAACCGACGAGGACCGCGAAAGGATTAAACGCGCCGCAGGATTGGTCAATATTGAAGATATCGCGGCTATATGGGGCATGAGCAAAACGACCTTGTATAAGCTTGCAACAGAGGAATTGCAGCAAGGACAAGCCAGCGCAAAACTATACGTTGCGGGTAAATTGTTGGACGCAATTAAAAGGGGAAACATCGCAGCCACGATTTTTTACTTGAAGACCCGAGCGGGATGGCAGGAGACCCATCGAGTTGAAGCGGTTAGCGAAGTGACGCACAAAAGCGTTATCAAGGAGGAACCTCTTGACGAAGATGAGTGGCAAAAACAGTACGGAGTCGGTGGCGTGGGCGCCGCAGCGGGGTCGCCAACACGCTCTCATTAAAGCGCCGCATCCCCTCATCGGATACGGAGGAGCACGAGGCGGAGGCAAGACCGACGGCGTACTGGGCAAGTTCGGCATCTTGGCGCTCAAGTGGGGCAAGCCTTTCAACGCTGTTTTTTTCCGTCGCGAAATGCCTCAGGCCGACGATTTAATGGAGCGGGCCAGGGAGATATACTTGCCAGTCGGGGCCGAATGGTACGAGCAAAAACGCATGTTCGTATTTCCTTCGGGCGGCCGCATTCGGTTTCGACCGTTGGAGAACGACGCCGACGCTCAAAAATACCAGGGCCAAAACTTGACCAACGCAGCCGTCGAAGAGGCGGGAAACTATCCCGACCCTGCGCCAATATGGAAACTTTTTGGAGCGCTCCGGTCGGTCGGTGGCGTGCCTATCCAACTGATTCTAACGTTCAACCCAGGCGGTCCTGGACATCGATGGATACGGGAGGTGTTCTACAAACCCGCACCGCTAGGTATGCGCACGCTCGAGTGGAAACTACCCACGGGCAACTCGGTCAAATACGTGTATATCCCGTCAACCGTGCAAGACAACCGCATTCTTCTCGAGAAGGATCCAGGGTATATCGACCGTCTCCATTTGGTCGGCTCTCCCGAATTGGTGCGGGCGTGGCTGGAGGGCGACTTTGAAATTACGCAAGGAGCATATTTCCCAGAGTTCGGCAGCCGTCACATCATCGCACCATTTGCGATTCCGACGCATTGGCCGAGATATCTTGGCTACGACTGGGGATATGCTTCGCCGTTTGCAGCCGTGTGGGGCGCGGTATCGTCGGGCAAGGATGACAGCGGGCGGGAGGTGCCGTATCCCAAAGGCTCAATCGTTATCTATCGCGAGCTATGGGGCAAGCTGGTCGAGAACGCCGACCAGGGTGTGAAAGTAGCGGCGGCTGGTCGTGGCGAGAAACCTATTTGCGTGGGCGATCCGGCGATGTTCAAACACGACGGCGGGCCAAGTATCGCCGACCAAATTAACGCGAAACTTGTCGAGGGCGGGCATCCGACGCTTAAGCGGGCAGACAACGACCGGATCTCTGGATGGTCGCAGATACGACAACGGCTTATGAGCAATCCGGCGATGCTATACGTCACCACATCTTGTCCGTATCTGATTGACTCGTTGCCGGCGTTGCAGTTTGATCTAACCCGCACGGAGGACGTTGATACGACCGGCGACGACCACGTTGCGGATGCGCTCAGATACCTATGCAAAGAGAGACTCCTCGACAGCGAGCATAAAAAAGTGGTAGAACCGGCACGCGATGGTAAGATATTGATCGGCGAGTATATCGCGCAAGTCAGGCGCAACAACGCAAGGACGCAGCTTTAATGGCCAAGTCAGAGACCGTCGGAACCCTCGAAAAGTACACACCTCGCTACTGGAAAAGCGAAATCCAACTCGCTGAAGAACGGCATAAGAAGTTCTTTGACCGCTCCGAGGAAAGCATAAAGCTTTATCGCGCAGAACGGGATTTAAACAACGTTCAACGTCGGCTCAACGTGTGGTGGTATTGTGTAAACACACTGCTCCCAGCGTATTACAGCAGCACACCGAAGGCACAGGCGAAACTAAGGAAACGAGCCGGCGGAATGGCTGCGGAGCTTGGCGCCGTGGTCCTCGAGCGCAACGTTCAGTACGCTCTCGATGAGTATTTTGATTTCGACGCCGTAGGATACAACGCGGCACTCTCTTTCCTGCTTACCGGTCGGGCGGTATTGTGGGCTCGATATGATTGCTCGTTCGAGACAGAGGTAACCGAAATCGCTCTGATTAGAACACCGGATGGAAATCTTGCAGACCAGAGCGGAGCGATCTTTGACGTGACCCAGGAAGGGATCGAAATCATTGAACCGACCGACGGCACAGAGATTGTCACGGTGCGCATACAGGTAGAAAAGAAGGACGACGAAAAGGCAATTCTTGACGTCATATCTTACAACGACTTCCTCACCAACGACGCTCGAAACGAAAGCGAAATTGAATGGGTGGCGCGACGGGCGTTTCTCGACAAGGCGGCAGCACGCAAAATCTTTGGGGCCGAGGCAGCGGAGAAACTAAGCTACGACGCTTTTCCCGAAGCGATACAGCGCGACTGGAGGCGGGATCGCGAGGCATACGAGGGCAAGGCCGAGGTGTTTGAGATATGGTGCAAGGCGACCGAGCGTGTATATTGGATGCAGCAGAATGGCGACCGCTCAATTATTCAGGAAGGCGAACCTCCGGTCGAGTTTGAAGGCTTTTTCCCGTGTAGTGTAATCAGCCAGTCGGTCGATCCGGACTCGGTGATTCCCGTCTCGGATTACGTACACTGCAAGGACCAAATCCTACAGATTGAACGGCTTACTACACGCATCGCAGCGGTCGTTGAGGCTATTCGAACCAATGCGCTCTATGACGCTACCATGGGCACGCAGGTCGAGCAGTTACTACAGGGCGACCTAAAGTTCATTCCGGTGATGAATTGGCCAAGCTATAAGGGCCGAGGCGGTGGGGCCAACGGGGTGGAATACTTCGACGTGTCCCCTTTCATTAACGCTTTGCAAGTACTCGGTGAGGCACGGGCAAACGCTTTGGGACAGCTATACGAAACCCTCAAAGTATCCGACCTCCTTCGGGGCGCCAGCGATCCAAGCAAGACCGCTACAGCCAACCGACTCGAGTCGGCGTGGTCGTCGCTTGGTCTTATTGTTCGGCAAAATCAGTTCGCCAAGTTCGTATCGGACGGCATTAACAAGCTTTCCGCTATCATAGCCGAAATGTTTGATCCGGCGGTTATTATGGACGTGGCGGACGCCGACGCTCTTATTGGTCCAATGATTCCGGAGCCGGAGCCAAGCGAAGATCCGAACATGCCTCCACCAGACCCTCAACTGATGATCGAGTCGATCAAGGCTCAAATATACGAGGTGATCAGCGACGACGAGCAACGGGCATACCGAATCGAAGTATCCTCCGACAGCATGGTTGCTCTCGACCAGCAGCGAGAGAAGGCCGAAGGGCTTGAAATGATCGAATCGGTCAGTTCATTCTTTCAGCAGATGAGCGGCATGATCGAGCAGTATCCTCCCCTCGCAAACTTCTCTATGGCGCTTCTTCAGAACGTCGTACGTCGATACAAGGGCGGCGAAGAGCTGGATGGTATGTTCCAGAGCGCTCTTGCGACCATTACCAAAATCACCGAAGCACGGGAGGCAGCGGCCGCACAGCAGGAGCCACCACCAGATCCGAACATTGAACAGATACAGGCCAACCTACAGATTGCGTCAATGGATGCGCAACTACGGTCGCAAGAGATGCAGAACAAGGCGTACTTTGACCAGGAAAGCCTACTCCTTAAAAACAAGGAGTTGGAATTGAAGAACGCTCAACTACAAGTCGAGATGATGCGCATACAGGCACAGAGCGACAACGAAATGTCGAAGCAGGAAATCACAAAGGAAAACAATCGTGTAAACAATATCCTTGACCTGCAACGGCTTGAGCTGGAGCGCATGGCGACACGGTTAGCCGAATCGGAAAAGATGCTTGAGGAGCGACGGTTGGCGGACGAGCAGGAGCTTGAGCGCATCCGAATTGCACTAAGGACGATGCAGGAAACGCCGGTTGCTGCGCCGAAGCCAGCAGGTCGAAAGGTCGGAAAAATTATCAGCGACGAGACCGGCAATCCGGTCGGAATTGAAATCACTGAGGAGTAAGACATGTCAAACGTATTGTATCCAAAGTTCCTCCAGAAGCTTATAGGGGCGTCGACTATATCAACCGGCACGCCTATCGATCTTGCCACCGACAACATACGTATCGCATTGATTGACACAGGCACATACGCCTACAGCGCAACGCATGAGTTTTGGTCGGCAGCGTCGTCGGCGTTGGTGGGTACAACGCAGCTATTGGGCAGCAAAACCGTGACCAACGGATTATTCGATGCGGCCGATGTCACTTTTACCAGCGTAACCGGTAACACTATCGAAGCTCTTATCATATACAAGGATACCGGATCGGCAGCGACTTCCCCGTTGATAATGTATATGGATACGGTCGTCGGCGGTCCGATTAACGTCACACCAAACGGCGGCAATATTGAAATTCAATTTGATCCAACAGGTATATTTTCGCTCTAATCATGTTCGGCAAGCCACCAGCACGACCAAGTCAGGCGATATCTCCACAGCCGTTAAAAACGTTTTACCGGCTTGTGAAGTGTCCGATTTGCAAGGAGTTGGTGCACATAAACTGGGACGACGAGCGGGAGTTGGTAACTTGCACAAAAGAACATATTTTTGCGGCCAACCTGAACCCAGTTTCTTTGACGGAGGTCGTTCGTGGCGCTGCTTAGTTTTGGCGATTACATTACACAGACGGCAGCGGGTTATATTCAACAGGCGCATTTCATTTCGCAAGTGGACAGCGGAGCCAGCGACATCTATGCAGGTCAATTATTACAGGCACAAACGCTAATTGGGGGAGCAATCGACCCCTTGCCTGTCGGGGTTACGGAATACCGATTAAGCAATATCGAAACCCGCAGCAGTAACAACACGCCCATTTTGGTCGCAAAGATTGTGCTGTTGGCTCAGTATGAGTTTGATACGTCAACACTAACCACGTTTTCAGGAATGCCAACCATAACGGAAGGCGACACCTCCCGCCAAATATACGGCAGTCTTTTTGGCTATACGGCATACAGCCTAACAGCAGGAACCGCTAACACAATGGAGGTCGAATACATTGATCAAGACGGCAACGCCGCTACATGGTCGCCAGCCGTTACGCTCAAAAGCACTCCAGTCCCGTTAGGATCGAGCGGGTTTATTCCCTTAAACGCAGGGGACTACGGCGTTCAGGATGTAACCGATATGCGTTTTACAGGCGCAGGGACATACACAGGGACGATGTTAGTTGGCGGAGTTGTGCCAATCTGTATGATGAATCAGTCGACGCAATCAACCGGAGCGGGAGCGCAAGTCAACTTTTTAACTCAGAAGCCAGCGCCGGTTCCGTTAGCAGGTGGAGAGTTGATTTTGCTAATTGCTTTCAATAACACCGGTACAACCATTATTGGGTCAGCAAATCTTGTGGGAGTAACCTAGTGGGCAGCAACTTTACTTTCCAGAGCGCTACGATTGACAAGGCGATAGCAGCCGATGCCAATTATGGCTCTTTTTATCGTACGGTGTATGCAGAGGTGTCATCGACGAGCGCCGTTCCAGCGGCAGCGGTTACGATTGCGCAACGCTTCCCGATAGCGATTACAGTTCCGTCCGTTGGAGCGGATGTCGAAGGGTTTATCGCTACGAATTGCAGCATGATTACCAGCGATACCGTCGGTGTCAATGTCGTAGCGTTGGAGTACCTATTGGGCGAGCTGGATTTGGCGTCAACTTTTGTCGATGGCGTTACGATGCCAACTAAGGAAATTAAAGGCGCATCAATACAAACGGCAAGCGGTCTTACGATGATCGTTTGCGATACTCAGTGTGTTTCAAGCAACGGCTCCGGCGGTGGCGGTACGTTGGATATCGAATATACAGACCAGGGCGGCGTAACGGCAATTACAAACTCAATTCAACTTAAGCCAACCATGGACGCAAACACTGCGTTTATGTTTCAACCAACCGCACCAGGCGGTAGCAAAGGCGTTCGAGACGTAACCGACATCACCATTACAGCAACAGGATCTCCAACGGGTACGGTGAAAGTATACGGGCTTTTGCCGTTGTACATTGGACTGCAAAATAAAACACAGTGGGACATGAGCTTTTTTCGTCAAACAATGGTGCCGTATTTAATTGAGCCGACGGAAACTATTGCAGCGTATCGTTTTTTTACGACAGCGGCGGGAGCGGCGGTCATAAATCTAGGGTTAGTACCTGAGCCTGTATGAACATAAACCAGATTATTCAAAATCTTGCAGAGTATGGCGGTGTTTATAACATCGGAACAACCGTCACATCCTCAAACACAACAGCAGCCAACAGCACCAGCGGCAATATCTCGTTTCAAATTCTACCCCTCGTCACGGGAACTTTTGGCAGCACACAAGAAGATATCAACTTTTGTGGATCAGAGGATCAACTAAATCAGTCCTTGGAATACGCCAACGTTGGCGGGACAGGTGGTGGAATCGCTCGCATCTATGAGGTGGGTTACTGCGATTTCAATTTAACGGGCAGTCGTTTTACCCGCACCGCTGGAACGCTTCCTCTTTTGCGTACCGTTATGGGACAGAGTAACGCAGCCGTTGCATACATCCCGTTTATAATGTTGGCAGCCCCTATCGGAACAGCTCCATCGTTTACGGTTGATTACGTTGCGGCAGATGGTACGCCTACAACCGGCACGCTTGTTACAACGCTACCAGCCAGCGCCGTTACAGGATCGTGCTTTTTCTTACGGCTAGAGGACCAGGGATCGGCAGTTCAGGATATCACGGATATCGTAGTTAGTTCAGCATCGAGCACTAGCGGCACCACATACGTTTATATGATGGAGCTTTTGTCGCATGGTCAGGACATCGTACAGGGCGCATCGGTGTACGACACTTTGGTTGGAAGTGGTGCACGATTTACAGTTTTACAACCAGCGACACCGACATCTGGATCTATCGACTCGTGGGTCGTTTGTGTCAATTATTCAACAACAGCAGCAACTAACTCATTTATCAGCGTGGGCTTTTCATGAGTTATGGATCAGAGTGGGACGGCTTTTTGAATTGGGATTATGGCAACGCGGCGACGCGTGACCAACTTCCTACCGTTCCTTTGTCGGTAGACGAGCAAGTTCTTGAGACGGTGTTTTTGCCGTCGGGTTATTCCATTAGTCTCCCGACTATCACGCAGCCAGTTCAAACGATTCAGGCCGTCTTCTCCAGCTTTCCGACAACGTTTTATTTGCCAACGATAACGCAAACGACAACAGCGACCATTATATGCTTACCGTGGGTAGTCAGCACCGTTATACCGTTGCCAACCATTTCGCAGCCTGTACAGGTGATCCAGTGTATCAGGCGCAACAGCGAGACCGTGATACCGCTCCCTCGATTGATCGGTCCACCGCTGGATCTATCTGACATACTACACAAGGCCAAGCGGTATCGCCGAAAGCAACTTGCTGAAGAGGAAAAGATAGCGGCGCAGATATTGCGAGAGCGCTATGCGGCGGAAGGCAAACAAGAGCGCAAGCAAAAAAGCATCGACGAAACCATTAAAGAAACCTTGCGGGCGATGGTGTCAGTGGAACGCGCAAAGGATAGCGGTTTAAGCAAAGAGGAAATCAAAAAACGAAAATTAAAAGTTCTTTTGTTGATGTCTTTGTTGGATTGATATGGAAAAGCACAAATTATTTCAGTGGTGTCCGGTACAATGCAAAGTCGTGCCAGTCGAGGAAGTACAGGTCAGAGTACCAGCGGATATAGCTCATGGGTACATTCGCGACGAGATGCCACCAACCAAGAACCCGCTAAATCCCAGGGAAATATATACAAGCAAATCGAAGCTTCGGGCGGCATACAAGGCGGCCGGAGTCATCGAGGTCGGTGACGCTTATGATCGAGGCTACTCTCCCGAAAAGCGGGAAGCAGAGCGCGAAAAGGCGTTGATCAATCGTATAAACCAACAAATAAGGGACAGATACAATGGATGAGAACACAGTCGAAACGGAATCCAATGGGCACGAGTCAACGCTTAACATTCGCGGAGCGCTAGAAAAGAGCTTCGATATGGGCGACGAATTGCAGGCGCAAAAGGCCGACACTTCAGTCGAGCCGACTAGGGCAACGGTCGAGCGGGAAATCGAGACAGAATCGCAACAAACGGAAGCGCAGGCCGGCGAGGAAATCGCAAACGTACCCAGGGCGGTTGCTCCTCCTCGCGACATGAATAAGGCGGAGCGGGAGGCGTTCCTTAACCCTACGGCGGAAAATGCGCACGTTCTCCAGGCGTACTTAAGTCGACGGGCGTTTGAAACTCAGGCGGAATACGACCGCAAACGAGCCGAGGTCGACCGGATGCGAGCCGAGACGGAAGGCGTGCATAAGGTGTATCAAAAACACGAGAAGGAATACCAAGAGCTTGGATTGACGCCAGAAAAGCTTACCGAGCGATCTATTGAGTGGGATCTTGCGATGAAAGACAACCCGATACAGACCGCTCTTGAGTGGCTCGACGGGTACGGATTGAGAATCGATGACCTGTATGCGGCAAGCCAAGGGCAGCTCGAGGGATACTATCCTCCGGAACCGGAGACGCCGCAATACCTAACACGGGAGGAGGCCGAAAGGGTAGCGGAATCAAAAATCCAGGCGATGATAAACGAGCAGCAACAAAATTATGTTGCGCAGCAGAATCTCGCTACCGTACAGTCATTCATGCAGAGCAAACCCCTTTTCACTGCGACCGACGCACAAACGGCGGCGCAACTAGAGGAGAAGATGGCTCCGATAGTGTCGGCTTTGACACAACAGCAGGCGGGCTCCCCTCAAGAGATTCTTGAGACAGCCTACAACTACGTTGTCAAAGGCGATCCGGTGTTCAGCAGCTTGGCGGGGAAACTCGAGGCGGCCACACAAATAAAAACGCAGACTCAGACAGTAAAAAAGGCGAAGGCCGCATCTAGAGCCGTATCGGGCAGCGTAGGCAGTGGCTCTCCTCGATTAGGCATACGGGATCTTCGCGAAAACTTACGTAGACGCCTCAACGGGCTCGACTAAAAAGGATTAAAAAATGGCAACTTTAGAGGAAGCAATCGTCACAACCTTGTTCGATCAGTCGGACGAGATTGCGGACGAGATTACACATCACAACCCCGTCCTGAAGTATATGGACGACGAGGGCAACGTTCGACGCTTCACCGGCGGATATGAGTTACGCAAGCCAGTCATGTATAATGATGATGCGCAAGGCGGATTCTATAGCGGGTACTCGAGCTTCAACTTGAATGCAATCGACGACATGACTGCTTTTCGCTTTGCGATTAAGCAGTGTTATGAGCCGATGGCAATCAGCGGTTTTGAGCGTCGCTCCAACCGCGACGAGGCGCAGCTCCTTGACGTAGTAGAAAACAAAATCAAGGCTTCGATCTCGCGATTGAAGAATACAGTATCGACGTCACTCCGTGGCGATGGCACTGGGTTTGGCGGTCTTGAGTTCGACGGCTTGAAGAAGGCGGTATCGACCTCTCCATCCTCCGGAACCTACGGCGGAATTGATCGTGCTGCAAACCTTTGGGCGCGAAACGTAGCGGTAAACACAACTCTTTCGTCAACAAACGTTCAGGAGACTATCTCGGATACCATTTCCCAGGTAACTCGGGGCGATGAGATGCCGAAGCTTGGTATTTGCGGTCGTACAGCGTGGAAGTTCCTCCACAGCTCGTTGACAGCAATCCAGCGTATTCAGGCTCCGACGAAAAAGGGCGAGGCGGGCTTTCGCGTTCTTAACTACGACGGCGCCGATTTCATCTTCGATGGTGGATACGGCTCGGCAGAGTTGGAGACAAACTCGATCCGACTTCTCAACTTGAAATATTGGACTTTCGACATGCGTCGCGGGGCCGATTTCAAACCGTTGCAGAACGAGATGGCTCGACCAGTTGACCAGGATGCTTTCTTCACTGTTATCCTTTGCGAAGGAAACTTGTGTTGCTCGGCTCCTGCGCTTCAGGCGGTTATTTACGCTTAATCATAGGAGGAACGAGAAATGTCACAGGTAGGATCTTTTGGTGTAAATTACACGCGAACCTTCACAATCGCTGAATATCCACATCTCCCCGCAAAGGTGGGAGACGTTGGAAGTTCACCGGTTGGCGAGTTTGTATTTGTTCAGGCCGATGGCGCAATCGATCAGTATGGTTGGGTTAAAATTGATCAAGGGCAGGCCGATATGATTACGACAACCAACGCAGGGTCGAACAACTTGTTGGTAGGTGTTGCACAAGTAGCAGCAGCAAACGACGAGTACCTTTGGGTGTGGGTCGGAGGCTTGAATGGCGGCGGCCAAGGCAGTGGGATCAAGGGCAAAGTAGCAGCGGGGTACGTTGCGAAAGCAAATCTTTTTACCACTGCAACCGATGGAGTCGCGGACGATTCAACTACAACGAGGATTGCTTACGTTGTGGGCGTTACAGGCACGACACCGGCAGCGGCTGTTGAGCTTATCTCAACTGCTCACATGAAGGTAAACTAAGGGAAACGGGGAGGGGAAACCCTCCCCACATTTTTAAGGATATACAATGGCGCTCGATTCAAATCTTATTGGTCTCGGAGTTCCCGCAAAGGTAGCGGAGCAGATAGCAACTTTTACAATTTCAGCGGCTCCGACACTGGCGACCGCCAGCGGCTTAACAGCGACGGGATCTACGATTGCGAACGCTTTGCAGCTTACATCGTTTTCGTCTTCAATCGCATCGACGCCAGCGGGATCGGGCGTGAAACTTCCTGATTGTCCGGTCGGCTTTCCGATCTTTATTTCAAACGCCGATGCGGTGGAAACACTCGAAGTATATCCCCTCAACAGTTCGAGCCAAATTACAGGAATCGCACCAGGCGGAGCGGGTACAGCGGTTACGTTAGCAGCTCCAGGATTGGGCGTTTTTTTCCGAGTATCGGCGACTGAATACGTTCAATATGCATAGGTGATTTATGCCAATAACAGCGGGGCTACTTGACGGCGTCAATCCGACGATTCAAACGGCGACCAGCACGTTGGTGCTTGCGGCTCAGAAGGATCGTCGATTCTTAATGATTCAAAACAACAGCGGTGCACCAATCGCTATCAGTTTTAGAGGCATTAACATTACAAGTTTGACTCCATCCGCAACGAATCCTGTTTTCGTATTGAGCAACACTCCAGGGATCAACGTTTGGATGAGTGGTTCCGAGGTAGTTCCCTCGGGAGCGATTACAGTCTACCAAACATCGGGCGGACCAATCAGTTCGATCAGTTGTTTTCAAATGATATAAATCGTGTATTGTAACCATGGGCAATAACGCCCGTTTACGGTGAGGATACATGACAAACTTCGACTGGCAGCAAGTTCAGCAGCAGATGAGCGGCTATAATCAGCCCCAGAAGCGATACCGTGGCGCCAACGTAAAGTTCTTTTACGCATACAACCAAAACGTGCAAAAGACTTACGACGCAGGCCGACCGATTTTTGACGAGGTCGAATCGATATCGATACAGTGGCCAGGAATGGACGAAACCGTGAGGGCGGTTGAGCCTCGCGACGTGCAGGAGTACCCAGAGGAATACGCTCGTTTTAAGGCCGGTTCGGAACCCGTTCAGGCTGGCACGCCGTTGATGGAGTGGTCGTTGCTACCAGGTACGGCGATGCGAGAGCTTCAGCACATGGGCTTTCGGACAGTTGAGCAGTTAGCCGAGGCGAACGACGATATCAAACGACGAATCGGTCCGTTGTCTCAGTTCATAAAAAAAGCAAAAGAATGGATCGAAGCGGCAAACGCTCCTCAGAACGAGATAGTCAGCTTGCGTGAACAGTTGGAGCGAGAGCGAAAACGCACTGAAAAGCTCGAGCGGGACTTGGCGATGTTGATTCAACGAGTGAATGCGACAGAGGGTAATTCAATGGGCAACACGTTTTATGTTGCGCAGGGAATGGGAATTGCGGCAGAACAATATGAGGACCAGGACGTTACCTTACCAGCGCCTCCAAAAACACGAAAACGGCAATCAACGGATTAAATAATGAGCCTCATTTTTTACATTCAAAACGTGGCAAATGAGGCGGGTTATACCGTAGCACCAACAGCCGTCGGAAGCACCGACACGACAACGAAGCAGCTTTTGACGATAGCAAATCGCGTCAATCGCGAAATGGCCGAGCAGTATCCGTGGCCATTGTTGTATGCGTCCAGCTCAATAACCCTTGTTGCGGGGCAGGCGAGTTATAGTCTCCCGACGGCTTTCTCTTATTATCATTACGAAACGTTTTGGAATCAGTCGACACGGTGGCGTGTACTTGGTCCGATTACTGAGCAGGAATACGCAGAGATCCAAGGGTACGGACTAAACACGACCGTATATCAAAAGTTCCAAATTCGAGGGATCTCAAACACGCAGCTTTTGATATCTCCAACGCCAACGTCGGCAAACGCCGGTCAGATCATCATCTTCGAGTACATGATGGATCGTTGCGCTCGGCCAAGGACATGGGCAACGGGCGTTATTTACACAGCCGACAGCTATACTTTTTACAACGGCAACTACTACGTCACGACAGGCGGTGGAACGACCGGCGCAACTCCTCCAACGCATACCAGCGGCACCGTGAGCGATGGCGGCGTGTCGTGGACGTATTACGATGGCGCCTACAACGATTTCCTCGCCGATACGGACGTTACCCTATTCAATCCCAAAACGCTTGAATTGGGGATGATGGAACGTTTCGCAGAGATTCACGGGCTTACAACGATTCAACCGCGATACGCTTTACAACTTAATGAGGATTTCAGCCGTCAAAATCCTGGAAAGAATCTTTGGGCCGGAGGTCCGGAGCAAACCATTCTTTTCGCTCGAAGCGGCGTGGCTATCTTTGGAACATGGATTTAGAACATGGCAAGCTATCAAGAGAAACTCGCACGATATCAGGAGCTCCGACGACAGGGATACAGCGGACCTCAAGCGGCGGAAATGGCGTTCGGTCCAGGTGGACTACAGGCGATGCAGCAGGAGCAGGCAAAAGAGTCGGCTCGAGCACGTCAGGCCGGTCAGCTCGGGCAAGTGGCAGGAACAGTGGGCGGGGCTTATGTTGGCAGAGAAGCTTATGGGGCTTTATTTCCAGGCAAGGAGGCCGCAGACGTTGCGAAACCGGTTGCGGATGCCACCAGTGGGGCCGGAGCCGTTAGCGGCACAGCGGGCGGCGGAGCGCCTTTAGGCGGGGCATTACAACAGGCGATGACAGTCCCACAGGGAAATGTAATTCCACAGGGCGGGTCGATTCCAAGCGGCTATGAGGCCGTTGGGTCAGCTCCAAACGGCGGCACAATCGTTGCTCCGAAGGGAGCCGTTCAGAGCCTTCCTCCAACCGCTCAAACCGATCCAGGTTTTCTTGCCGGTGTAGACTGGGCCAAAGTGGGGCAGGGAGCAGCAGGAGCGGCGCAGCTCTACAGCGCATACAAAGCGGCGCAGAATAAAGATTACGCCGGAGCGGGCATTTACGGAACCGCCGGAGCAGCCAACCTTGCGGCGGCAACGGGCGCTATGTCTACCGGCACGGGCACACTAGGTGCAACGGTAGTGCCAGGCGCAAATCTCTTGGCCGGTGGATATGGTGCTTATCAAACCGCCGAAATGACGGGGAACATGGCAGCGGGGAAACAACGAGATATTGCTGCATCCGTTGGTGGTTTAAGCGCCGGAGCGGGGCTCGGTGGAGCAGCGGCGGGCGCAATATATGGGTCAGCAGCCGGTCCGGTAGGTATGGCAATCGGTGCAGCCGTGGGGCTGGCTGCCGGATATTTGGGGAGCAAATTCGGTAGCTCAAAGAACAAGGCACAGGCGACTCGCGACGCGATCCGTAAGGGATTGAAAGAGAATAAAATCCTCGACGACAACTACATGGGAACCCTTGCCGACGGCAGCACGTACGATTTTGGCAAGGACGGATCGACCTTAAAGTGGAAGGAAATTGACAAGATTGCGGCGGCTAATCCAGAGGCATGGAAAGAGGCGGTCGAGCTTTCCGACGCACTGGTGGCCGGTTACAATTTCGTCGGCCAAAACAACAGCAATATCTCAATCATGTATGCCAAAGGCGCTATTTCAAACGCCAACAATGATCCAGCCGTTGCAGCGGCTAACATGAAGCATTTCGCTCGGCAGCAGGGTTTCACATACGATCAGATCAAAGAAAAACTTGACGTCGCAAAAAGCGAAAATCGAATCAATGACAGCCAGTACAACTACTATCTCGGAGGCGCTCGAAAGTTGTTTGATGGCGCACCGGCAGGCGCTCCAGGCGCTCCTACAGCACCAGGAACAACGGCAGCCAAAACAGCACGAGCGGCAAAGGGTGAAGTGGCTCGGCAATCGGCGGGCTTGTATCGAGATGACAAGGGGAAACTTGTTCGGGGTCAGTCGATGAGACAGGCGCTTGAGCGGGCATACAAACAACCAGGTAAAAAGGAAACAAAACGGAAAGAGGCATAATGGCACGCAGAACAGCACTAGAGAGAAGACCAGGTCAAAGACCACAGGCACCGAGAGGCGGTCGTGGACGCGAAGAGATGGTGCGAGTAAGTCCAGGCGTATATCGTCGAGCCGATGGCGGACTGCAAAGAGCGCAAGAGCGGATGTCGGATCGAGGGATGCGACGTGGACCTCAACAGTTTGATCGCGGCGTGGGAGCGTTGGAAGATGCGATGCGAAAGGGGCCGGCTCGATGGCCTGAAGGTCAATCGCCTATGGGCGGCGGCAGAGCTTATGATGATCTGATGGAATCAATCGGTCGTGGCAGCGGCGAGGCGTTCGCGGATCGAGTTAACATGACCCCGAACATTGAGGCTGGGGAAGCGCTCGGCTTTGCGGCCGGACAAGGTCAGCGATTCGAGGACATGTATCAGCCGAGTCGAAATCAAGGCGGGCGCTTTCGGCTTTCGCCAGGAGTATACGGCACTCGAGAGCAGGCCATGCGGCAATATGAGCGAGAGATGGGTCCAGGTAATATCGGACAAGTAGCGGGTCGAATGGTTCAGTACCCGCAGCAAATGGCCGAAAACATGGGAAGACGAGTCGGCAACGTGGTTGAGTCCGACTATGATACTGCTCGCGAAATGGGCGAGGCCGTCGTCGACAACAACCTTTTCCGTGGAAATCCGTTACGACGACCTGAACGCTTAGGCGGCGCAGCGGTTGGCGGACTCCGTCGTAAACTTCGGTGGTAGCAAATGGCCGTCGAGTCGGTAACACTTCCAGCGCCGTTCGGAGGGCTTGATCTTGTCACACCTATAGACCAGATGGAGCCACAATTTGCGTTGGACCTTGTAAACTTGTTTCCAGCTCCGACGGCGCCAGAAATGCGCAAAGGATATATAGAGCTTGACGACCTCGGCACTGCGTTAACGGTTAAAACCCTAACATCGCTACCCTTGCAGAGTGGAGCAACTCAACTTGTCGCAGTTAGCGGCGGAAACATCTTTTCGTTAGTCGGAGGCGTTACAACTACAGTCACAGGTACAACTGCCATCACAGAGAACGCATGTCAAACGACGGTGTTCGCTAATCGTTTGTTCATCGTAAACGGCACAGACGTTGCGCAGGTATACAACGGAACAACGACAGCGGATTCGACCTTTACTGGGGTATCTCTTTCAAGCTTGGTGAATGTTTCGAGTTATAAGTCGCGTCTTTATTTTGTTCAGGAAAATACGCTCAGTTTTTGGTATGGCGGAACAAACGCCGTCGGAGCGAGCGCTCTTACCCAGGAGGATCTGCAATATGTTTTCACACGGGGCGGCTTTTTGGTCTTTGCTGGGTCGTATACTAATCAGACTGCGCAGACGTCGGCCGACTTATTCTTTGCGTGCAGCAGCGAAGGAGAGCTTTTGTTTTATGCAGGCTCGTCGCCAGCCGGAGCGCCGACGGGCGATTGGGGTATTGTTGCGAGGTACTTCATTGGAAAACCGCTCGGGTATAACGCCTTCGTCAGGGTCAACAACGATATTTGGATACTTACGCAACAAGGCATTGTCCCGATTTCGGTCCTTTTTGCGTCAGATCCTCAGCAAGCGACGGAAACGATAGGCGGCAGAATAAACCCGCTCCTTTCCCGATACGCTGCGATCTTTCCTTTTTCTTACCGATGGCACGGTGTTTTCAATCCTACGACACGGCGTGTTTACTTGGCCGTGCCGGTATCGGCGACAGAAACTTGCATTTTAGCATGGTCGATTGATTCAAAGGCTTGGTGCAAGTACGGCTTGTATTCGCAGAGTGACGATATCATGGTAACGGTCGCTGGCACCGAAACTTTTTACGGCAGCGATGATGGCATCATATACACAGCCGAAACCGGATACACGGACAAGGGCTTTCCGATTGACCTTACAATCGAAATGCCGTTTTCGTTTTACGGAGTTCGTGGCAACTACAAAAACTGGAAAGACGTCCGACCGCTGATACAAACGCAAAGAGGCGTTGGTTACCAGATAGCGATGAACACGGATTTTCGTAGACAGGCGCCAAGTGGAACAATTACAACAGGACCAGGGGCAACAACGTTTTGGGGCGCTCCGTGGGGGTCGAGTTGGTCCGGCGGGCTTGAGTACATATACGACCGAGCCTCTCTCAAGGGGCAGGGACACAGCGGGTCGATCTATATGAAGGTGAGCGTCAACGATTCAGCGTTTAAGCTTTTCGGATTCGAGGTCCGTTTTGAGATAGGGGGGCAAGTATAATGGCCGAGCGAAAAACAGCATTAAGCAAAAGTCCTTCGACGAAACGTGGCGATAAAAAGAAGCGAAAAGAGCGTCGAGAAGAGCGAGCATACAAGCGCGAGCAGCGTGAGATGCAGCGGCAAGGCGAGCGAAACGTGGCGGCAGTGGGCCAGGAAGTAACGCAGAGCGTTCAGGATTTTCTAAACCAAGCCCAATCTCAAGGGGCTTTTAATCCAGGGGAATACGATGACCTGTATCAGAGCGCTTTTCAAAACGTGATGGACAATTTTGAGATCGAAAATAGCGAGCAGTTCAGGGATGACGAATTGCAGTTAGAGCAGATGATTGCCGAGCGTGGACTTGATCCAATGGGCGCAGGAGCGGCAAAGATGCGCGACCAAATGTATAAGTCGCAAGATAGGGCGCGACAGCAGGCGATGCTAACAGCAGAACAAGCGGGTCGGGCGTTGCAGGGTCAGCGATTCGATCAAGAGCTTGCGCGATACAATGTACCGATTGATCAAGCGGCGAAGCTGGGCAGCTTTTTCGGCGTACAATCGGCAGCGGTCGAGCAGGAAAAGCAGAGACAATGGGAAGCAAATCAAGCGAAACTCGAGCGGCAGGCACGGGCGTCTATGGCTCGAGGCGGCGGCGGCGGAGGTCCAGATCCTTTCGCTCTGATGGCGGCGGAGTACGGATACAAGCGGGATCTATTGTATGACCAAGCGGCGCTCCAAGCGGCACAGGAAGGAAAGAGTCCGAGCGCATGGAATCAGGCGATTGGCGGA